CTAAACTTTGGATGGACTATGAAGAGTACTTACACATGCTTGACTTTAAAGAAGAATGTGAAATGTACTACTGGTACGGACAAAAAACTTATGATTCAAATGGTATTACAAGCATGAAAGACGAAAATGGTCAGCCTGTAATTGTTGGACCTGGTTTATTAGAGCAAATTATCAATAAAGATACTTACTCTGTAATGACTGAGTCTAAATTGAAAAACATCATTGGTGATTTATTCTACCAAATGACTGACGCTTCTAAAAAACAAATTACTCTTTACACTGGAATTGGTGGAGCTAGAGAATTTGATGAGGCTTTAAAATCACATTTTGCTGGTAATACATTTAAAATTGTAGATAACGGTAAATTTGTAACTGGATCAGGTCGTAACTTAGGTATGACAGGATACTTTACATCGTACGAGCACATTGACGGACACTCTGTAAACGTGGTAAAATTACCATTGTTTGATCATGGTGCTGTTGCTCAAGCTCGTGCAAAACACCCAGTAACTGGATATTCATTAGAATCTTATAGAATGGTATTTGTTGATCAATCAAATTATGATGGACAAAACAACTTACAAATGATCAACAAGAAAGGTCGTGAGTCTATGAGATGGTGTGTAGCTGGTTCTGTAGTTCCTAAAGGATTCTCTGGTTCTGATGCTAGAGCTTCTGATGTGGACGGTGCGTCTGTACATATGTTGAAAACTGCAGGTATCTGCTTACGTAGATTTGATACTTCAATAGACATCACTTGTACAGCATCTTAATTAGGCATTAATTTGCGTCTATATATATTGGTTTTGATTGAGGATGTGGGGGAGATTTTTCTCTCCCACCCTTTATCAATTTAAAATATAACTCAGTTAGGAGAGTTATTCTTTTCATCCTAACACTAACTATTAAAAAGAACTGAAAAATGACAAAAAAAGTAACACTAAGGAGAAAAGAGGTTTTAAACCATCTCCCAAAACAAGTACGAGCTGAAGCGGTACTAAAACTCAGCAGCGTCTATGTAAATAGACAACCTTTAAAAGCTTTTTCACCAGAAGAAGAAAAAAAGTTTATGACAGGATATTTAGATGTTAGCCCAGACCACATGGAATGGCCAAAACACTCTAAAGAATTTTGGTCTAATTTAACAATACCAGTAGGATTTACAGGGGTTGAATTAGAAATAGGAGTAGATGCTAATGATAACCCAGTTAAAATTGATGATTTTATCAAGTATAGGTTTGCATTAAAGCATCCACATGTAGCATTAACAAAAGATGAAATGGATAAAGATTTTGGAAAAAGATTTTATATTCAAGATCTTACAAGAGATGACAAAGTAAAAAATAATAAAATTCAGCTTAGAAAAGATGCGGATAAAGAGTTTATAAAAATCTCTGCAAATTCTAAAAATATGAAACGAGTTTTAAGATTGATTGCTAGTGTTAACCCAGATCGTTTAACAGATGATCAAGTGGAAAATCAACTTTATGAAATTAAAGATAAAGATCCACAAAAATTCTTAAAAATTGCTACAGATAGAAACTTAGAACTAAAGGCAGAAATTGAAGAAATGGTAACAGCAGGTGTATTAAGAAAAATAGGAAATCAAATTATATTTATAGATGATATAATTGGAGAGACTTTAGACAATTCAGTTGTTTATCTTAGAGATAAGAAAAATTCTTCAACATTAACTATACTAAGAGCAAAATTAAAAGAATTAGCGGTATCATAATATGACTGTAACAGAAATGCATTTAGCGATTCAGCAGGGAGTGGATAAAATTAATTCACTCCAGGCTGATATGCTATTACCAGAAGAAATAGATTTAGAGTTAAATAAGGCTTTAATAAAATTTATTAATACAAAGTATGGTAGAAATAATGCATTAGGTAAAGGATTTGAACAATCTCAAAAAAGAGTTGACGATTTAAGAACTTTAGTTACTGAATACGAAGCTCCAGTAACTTATAAAGATCAATTAAGTGTAGACTTTTGGATTGACACTTTTAAATTGCCTGTAGATTATATGTATTTAATATCACAACGATCTGATGTTAAAATTAATAATTGTACTCCTGTTTCTTGGACATTAGAAAACACTGGAGATTTAAGTTATTTTACAATTAGTTTAAGTGACTTTGTGTGTAATAATTCAAACAATACCTCAACAGATTTTGTTCAGTCTATTAATATGATGGCTGACCCATCAAACCCAACATTAGGAGATCAAAGTATTTGGACTAATAGTAATTTTACTTATCCAGCAGATACAGAAAATGTAAGGTTAGATATATTAAGTATAAATGTTCCGGGTGTAAATGTATATTGGGAACAACTTGGAGAGTTAACTGTTTCAGGAAGTTTTATTTTTGAAATAGATGCTACAATAACATACCCTTGGTTTAATTGGGATATGTCAGTTACAAATACTACTTCTTCTAGTAATTTACAAACGGCTTTTGTTGGTAGAGATGCTTCTAACAATACTTTAGTTTCTGCATATGCTCAATATGAGGATAGTATGTATGGGGGAAAACGAGATATATTAGGAGGGTCAACTGTAAGTGCTATTAATAAATTTATACAGCATGATGACATTTACACATTATTAAACGATCCTTTTAATACAACAAAACATACTGGCCCACTCACTACTGTGCGTGGAAGTTATATAGATATATACACAAGTGCTATATTTATAATAGATAAGGTAAAATTAACGTATATAAGAAAACCGGCAAATATTTCACTAAATTTGGCGATTGATTGTGAACTACCAGAACATTCTCATCAAGAGATAGTAGACATGGCAGTGAGCAGTATTTTAGAGGGCATTAGTGATCCTCGTTATAAAACGCAGTCTGTAGAGGCTGCAAAAAATGAATAAATTATATTAATTTAAAACAACAAAAAAATGGCAAGACATTTAATGATTGGAAACGAAATTGCAGTATCCTATGGAGCAAGTACAGGATTATTAGCTGATGGTGCAATAGATGTCCAAAAACTAAGCGCTTCAGGACCTACAAGTATGGCACCTGGAGACACAATTGCAGACTCTGCACAATTTAGAATTGTACAAGGAGGAGCTGGAAATAATATTGTAAGTCCTTGGATTTACGGTAAAGATGTAATTAACTGGAGTGGAAAATCTCATGTAGCACAAATAGCAGAAGTAAAAAGAGCAACTCTTACTACTAATGCAACAGCAGTAGGAAATCACACTCTTAAAATTATTAACAAAACTAATGGTGCAGAACCATTTGAAATGAAGAGTTATGAAATTGCAGTTACAGCAACTATGAGCCCTACAGCTCAAACTGCTTTATTAAAAACAGCAATTGATGCAGATTTACCTCATTGGGTAAATGGTGCGGTTACTGATAATGGTGGTAGTATTGACTGTACAGGATTTAAAAAAGGTGAAGCTAAGGCTGATGGATCAACTCAAGAAGATCTAGTTGCAATGGAATTTGCTTGGGACAGTGGTAGTAATGGTACTACAATGGCTGATACAGCTAACACACCTGGTAACAGAGGATATGGTGATGGATTTTACATTAAAGACATGGAAGAGGATAACAGAGGTACTCAGTACGGATTTTACAACAGAATACACCTTCCTAACACTCCTGCTTTAACTACAGTAACAGCTTCTCCTTATGATGTATATCATATTGCAGCTACGAAAGACGGATCTTCTGCTTCACAAGTAATGGGTGTTGATAATCTTATTGAAATAAATATAGCTTTTGATAATGGAACAGCAGGTCTTACTTCAGCTTTAGAAGGAGTTCTTAATCCTTATTTAAATTCAGCTGGATTTGGATCAATTAACCTATAATATTAACAAATAAAAAAATAAAATAAAATGGCAAATAATCCTTTAACTAACAAATTTGTAGCCAAAGCACATTGGAACTTTGCAACTACAAACGGCTCAGGCGGCGCTGAATCAATTTCAGCTCACAATGGACCTATTTTTATCCCTGAAGGGGCTTTAATTACAAATGCATATTATCAGGTAGGAACAACTATATCTGACAATGGTGATGATTCAACAATCATATCTATTGGGTATACAGGTGCAGTAGCAGCTTTTTCAGCAGCATTACTAATTAGTGGTACTGGTGTAAACGGTGTAGCTGGTGGTAATTTTGATGCAGGTGTTCATGGTACTTTAGTAGGTTTCGCAGGTGGAGCTGAAACAGGTGATGATAACCAAACAGCACTTGTAACTATAGCAACAAAAGCAGCAACTCTTGTTCATACTGCAGTAGATGTAGAACTTCTTTTAACAGTAGGTGCTTCAAACGTACATACTTTAGATGCTGGTAATATAACTCTGTTTGTAGAATACGTACAAACTGGAGATTTAGCATAATCTCGTAACTTAATTAGACTTATAGGGGGCATTGTCCCCCTATCGGTCTTTTTTTTTAATCTTAAAAACAAATCAATGAGTTTAAATATTCAAGCCGTTTCAAGTTGTAACTATATAGCAATAAGTTCAAAAAGTTATATAGGAGGAGCAACAGGAACAATAGAAGTATTAGATTACCCAGGACAAGCTGTTTTATACACAGCTACAATTACTTTTAATGGTGTTAATGGTTTAGGGAGAATTAATTTAGATGCTACTAATAATTTAGGGTATAAAAATGGACTCTTTGTAATTAGATTAATTGAAAATGGTATTGAGCAGGTAAGGAAACCTCTATTAAACCATTGTGATATTGATTGCTGTTTAGCTAAATTAACAAGTGAACTTATAGACTGTGCTTGTGATTGTGCAAAATGTTCGTCAACTTTAGCAAAAGCTCAAAAAATATTTTTATTACTAGATGCAGCTGATACAGCAATAGCGTTAGTAAATCAACCAAACCAATATGCTTCTGGAGCAATTTTTTCTGATATTTACGACAAGTATGCTAAAGCAAAAGAATTGTGTGATGACTCATGTGGATGTGATTGTTAATAAAAATATAAAATGGCAAAAAAAGAAAGAACCCCAGAACGTTTAAGTGAAGCTATAGATGCAAAAAGTGTAGATAGCGGAGATACATACAAAAAAGCTCCTACAGAAACTACAGCACAAGAAATTGCTTTACGTCAAGAGTTACAACAATCTTTAGAAGCTGTAAGTATTAAACAAGAATTATATGCTGATCTTCCTTCAAGCACTGCAGCATTCTTTCTTGATAGTGCTGATAAATTAAAAGAAGATAAAAAAAAATTATCTAAACAGCTTCAATTAAGTACTGAAGATATAATTAAACAACAAAGGGAAAATAGAGATATTAGTAGTGCTTTACGGTATAGTCAATTAACTTTTTTACCTTTAAGAAATTTCCCAGATTCTACAATAGATATGATATTAGGAACAGCTCCTGTTCTAGCATCTACCTATAACCCTGTTACTACAATACCTTTTGTATACGCCCCAGTTGTTGAGATTTTTGCTCACACACCAAGTGCTCCTGAGTACGGAATAGTTGATGATTTAATATCAGTAGAAGATGTTACAGGAGATGGTTTTGGATTTGAAGAAACACAAGGAGTATATACAACAATTACTTCAACGTTTAATTATGATTATTCTGGAACAGGAACAAACCTTTATGCAAGATTAGATAGAAGAATATTTGATAATAATTGTTTTGCTAGCTCAGAAGGAAGAAAGTACGAGCTATTTTACGCATCTGGACACATACAGCAAATAACAGTTCATCCTCCAAGCCCTTGTTGGCAATCTTCAATAGGTGGAGCTAACGGCACCTATACAGATTTAGGTTGGGTACAACGATATTGTTCATCAGAGGATTATCTATCTCGTCGTTACGCAAGAAGAAACTGGACTACAGGATCGCAGTCTAAAACAGACATTCTTAGTATGTCTAGAAATATTCAAGGAGGTGCTGGTAGATTTGATTGGGCTTCTTCTAATTATGACCCTCAACTTTTAATTGCACCAAATAAAACTTTTGCAGCGTGGGACGCTGCTACATATCCTAATAGCAGTTATCCTAATAAAGCTGACTCTGGTGAAGTAGTTGCTAATCTTTTAGGGCAAACTATTTCAAATACATTAAGTGGAGGTTCAGATCAATATGGAAGTCCAATTGGAGGATTATCAAATGCTCAAATAACTAGGACAGATATGCTTATTTTTCCTACTAAACAACAATTAAATCCAGATTCTTATCAATCAGTTATAGGAACATATTCGTGGGTTGATAACGGAATTGAGTTAGTAAACTCTTTAGACTCTGGAAATGCTTCTTCAGTTACTGATAATCTTGGTAACCTTATGAGTCCTGATAAAGGTACTTATGGAGTAGTTCGTAATTATACATATGCAGAAAATTTACCAGATTGTGCAGCTCCATCACCAATTGATTTAAGGGTATGTATAGATAAAAGTTCTCCAAGTTTTTATCAAACAACTAATGAAGATTGTGATGGAACCGATATTACAGCTTACTTAAATGGTTCTTCAGGAGCTTATAATATAATTGATGGAAACTGTTGCGCAGTAGATTGTTCAGGATTTAATATGTTTATTTCTTCTACAGATTCAACTTATGGAGCAAATAATGGTACAATAACTATAGATTTTACAAATCAAACAGGAACAGCAATTGGTAATTATAATAGTACTGCTAATCAGCATGCTTATGATGTTCAACTTACTGCATCTTCAGGAGCAGCAATTATACAAAATAGTAATGCAGCATATGCAAGTGGAGCTACTATTACAGACGCTACTTGTGATACAGCTTCTGGTAGCTCAATTGTAGCTTGTAATTCTAATTCTTCTATTACAGTAGGTATGTCTGTAACAGGAACTGGTGTAACAGGAACAGCTTTTGTAGGAGCAATTACTGGTGGTCAACCTGGCGCAGTAACAGGATTTCAATTAAGTTCTGATGCAAGTACTAATGTACCAGTTAACTCTAGTGGAGCTCAAACTGATACAACTTTAACTTT